TATAGGGACAGTGGATATAAATGCAGTACAGAACAGACTGCATATGTTGGTGGTTCTAAGTTGCTAAGTAATGGTAAGGTGCTGGATAAAATCTTAGCAATTAAGGCCGAATCCATAGCTAAAAAGCATAACCAAGCTAAAAGAATCAATATTGATGAACAATGGTTATTAGCTGAATACATCGACACGATACAGCTAGCAAAAGACGATAAACAATACAATGTGGTCAAAGCTAGCCTTGATAGTATCGGCAAGCTTACAGGCCTCATGGTTGACCGTAAAGAGTTAGCCGTATCTGGTGAAGTGTCGCACCTAGCAAGCTTAGATACTCAGTCCCTCATGAATGCATTGACTCAGGCCCAGCAGCCAGAAGCTATTGAAGCTGAATTTGCGGTCATAGATTCTGACCAGAAGGACACGATTTAGGCACGAATCGAAGCATACGAGGCCTAAAATGTAGCCTTAGCGAGGCCTTGAAAATAAAAGGGAGTCTCGGAGCTTCTAATTGTAAGCGCGAACCGCGTGCCAGGCCCGCCAGCTTTGCTGGTGTTGTACGGTACTTACCCAATAATTTCCCCAATTCATATCCGCTTTTCCCGATACCGCTTTTCGGGTACTTTAAGGTGCATTCGTAGCTAAATATGTAATCGTTCCTTGGTGGCACGATTGGAACGAAAAAGGCACGATTGGTCTTTCAGGGGTGTCTTGTAAACACCGTTTCGCCCGTGAGGGATTTAGGAACGGTTTTACACAGGGGTGGTGTCTTCTCTTGTAATCGTTCCCTTTAGTATGAGGAACCCCCCTAAAGGGGTTCCTCTACAGAAACTTCTTTTCTTTGGTTCTTTCTTTTCTTAAAAAAACGGTTGGAATGATTGGCTCAATGCTGTATTTTATATATGGGTGCGGTTTTTTGTTCGTCGCACGTTCAATCCTTTTTGGCCGCACCCCCTTCCGGTAAACCTATTGTTAATCATTGGGAGTCTTAATATGGCAAGGCCAAATTACAAAAGTCCAAGACGAGTGACCGTTTCAAGCCCACGGGCAAAAGCAAAAAAAGCAACTATCGCAAGGGGTACAGCTAAACGCAGAAGTGTTTCGCCCCCTAAACGAGACCTTCAGCACAGCGGTACTACCGGTTACCCTGCTGGACTGCATACCCTGCATAAGGTGCATAAATCAGTAAAAGGCCCTGGGTCTAAACAATACAAAAAAACAAAAGGCATGGCTCTTGGCAGGCGTTTTATAAACCCAAGGTCTAAACCTTCGAGGAGAGCGAACTAGTGCCTCAAAACCCACGGTTAAAAAGAATAGGGGTTTCCGGTTTTAATAAGCCCAAGAGAACTCCCAAACATCCGACGAAGTCTCATGTCGTTGTTGCTAAAGAAGGCAGCAAGATTAAGACGATTAGGTTTGGCCAACAGGGTAAGACTGGTGACAAGACCATGACTCCGAGAGCTAAATCTTTCAAAGCACGACACGGAAAAAATATCGCTAAAGGAAAAATGTCAGCAGCTTACTGGGCAAACAAAGTGAAATGGTAGGAGTTTTATATGCCTAAAGGTAAAGGAACTTACGGTTCCAAAGTAGGTCGACCCCCTAAAAAGAAAATGAATCGCAAGCCAAAGAAGTAATTCATGTCACTTGCTATAGATATTGATACCGTTGTAAAAGTTTGTGTTGCCGGTAAATGGTACGATGTGAAACTGTGGTCCGAGGAATACAAAACTATCAGTAGTTTTTATCTTGATGCCTACGAATACGTTACTCACTTAGACCCTGGCGAGTGGCCTCCTCTGCATACAGAGCATGGGGGTGGCGAGTACGGCATATGTGCGGCAGGGTTTGGTTTCGTTGATGAAACTACGGGACTTAAAGTTTCAGGTCCCCTTACATCAATAGATGCGGTTATGAATGATCCGTCATTGAGTAAATCAAGGGCAAAGGAGCCATCGGTTAATGGTAGCTCTGCCTGAAGCGCACAAAAAAGAAGCGGAAAGACGGCTCTTAAAAGAGTTCGCACGAAGAAATTTTGTTTCTCCGGATGGTGAGCAGCCTGATTTCCTTGATCATGTGAAGATCTTGGAGAGGGCGCAGTTACATTCAGGGGTGTCTGGTGGTGCTGCTCCGTTTCAGAAGTGGCCATATCTTGTGGATCTGGCAAAAGCTCTTGTAGATAACCGCCTTGTTACTGTTTTAAAAGCAAGGCAGTTGGGATTTTCATGGACTTCGGCAGCTTATGCTGCGTGGTTACTTACTTTTCATCCTGGTACTAACGTATTAATGATTTCTCGCGGACAAACTGAGGCCTTTTCACTCCTTGATAAGGTGCGCTTTATTCTCAAAAACCTTCCTCCGGATTGGCAGTCTGGGTTATCTCCTGATTCAAGGGGTGAAATAGGCATTCCCTCACGGGATTCCAAGGTAATTGCCCTTCCTTCCACGGAAGATGCAGGAAGATCGGAGACTGCTTCTGTAGTAATACAGGACGAGGCAGACTTTCATGACTATCACGCGGCTAATTACGCCGCTGTAAAGCCTACCGTTGACGCAGGTGGGCAGATGATCATGGGCTCGACCTCGAATAAAAGGCAGATGGGCTCACTTTTCAAGGAGATTTACCGCAGTTCCCCCGATAACGGGTGGACCAAGGTGTTTATACCGTGGCACGCACGGCCTATGAGAGATGAGAAATGGTACGAAGGGGTGTCAGCTACCGTTCCGTCAACTGAATTAGAAGGTATGACTCCCGAACAGTACATGGAACAGGAATATCCTGGTGATGAATTAGAAGCCCTGTCCCCTCCGAGAGCTCAAAGCATCTTCAGCAGGGAGATGATTGAGGGTATGGCAGAGGATTGTACCGAACCAATTCGTAAAGTGGGACCTGCAAATATTTACCAGGAAATCAGGGTGGGAAGAAGGTACGTTGCAGGCTCGGATGTGGCTCTTGGAGTTGAGATGGATTACTCCGTAACTGTAGTGGTGGATGTAAATTCAGGGTACGTTGTGGCCGATCTGGTTACGAAAACTTTGCAACCTGAAGACTTCTCTGTAGCTTCAATGGAATTGCTTGAGGTATACGGAAATCCTGACTGGGGAATTGAAAATAACTTTTCCGATACCGTCATAACAACAGCAAAGAATGAAAACTATCCCAAGCTCTATAAACGCCGTGTGGGCCGCGGTAAGAACATGAGAAGAGAGGACGGGTGGCGCACTGACCGTGCAAGCAGGCAGTCACTCTTTGATGAGCTTATAGCTTCATTTAACGCAGGGCATCTTACTATTCCTAACAGACACGGCCTCGATGAGTTTTCGACTATAATTGCAGCGGCAGGTGAAAAGCCGCAGGCAATGGGTGGTGCTCACGATGACTATGTCATAGCACTGGGAATTGCCCTTATGGTTAAGCAGGATCGGGGCATATATACGCATAACAAGATAATCCGTTTACCGGCACTGGCATAAGGAAATTTTATGGCTGATTTAAGAGAACGACCCGATGTTGAAACTATCATACGGTTTCGTTCAAAAATGGGTGAACTCTGGGCAAATGCTCATAATGAGTTCCGAGATAACGATGACTACTACAACCGTAAGTTCAACGTATGGAGCGCAAACTACCAGGGCAGGCCGGTCTTTTATGACTCAACCCCTACCCATCTTGTGAACCATGCTGTTGATACCCTTATGAGTTTCTCTCCAAGGATTCACAGGGAACCCGTGGGAGATTCAGAACAGCACAAGCAGGATGCGACTAATTTAGAGCACGGCTTAAAAGCAGTCATGGAAGATGCCGCACTTAATGAAACGACCCTTCCGTGGAAAGTGGCAGCACAATATCTTGTGGCTCACGGCTACGCGATAGTTGAAGCACCCATACTTGTCGGTCTCGGAGAAAGGCCAGAAGAGCCGAACATGGACGACTACGATACTCAGGAGGATTATGACGGGGCCATGTCCGTATACAGGGCTCGCCGAAAAAGTTTTAATCCGGTAAGAATAAGAGTCCCCCACCCTTCCACGGTATTGATTAACCCGAATGAAAAGATTCCGACAATGGCGATTAAGGCATCAAAGATGACCGCACAGGACCTCCATGAACAGTCGGTTACCAAGAAGAGAAAGCAGAGAAGAAGGTACAGCGAAATATTCGACATGGGGAATTATGACCCGTGGGATGAGGTTGAAACATGGGACTACTGGACACCGCACTGGCATGTCAAACTACTCGCAAATGCAAACGCGCATTACGGTTCCCCTTCGTCAACGGCGGCCACTCCCATATGGATGGAAAGGAATACTATGGGATTCGTACCCTTCGTTCACGCCTTTGCAGGCTGGGGTATGGATATAGCGGAAACAGGAGG